CAGCTTCAGAGGTGATATGCGTAATGGAACTCACAGGGCCTTTTTCAAAAGGGCCCGCAATCGCACCAATTGTGGTGTCAACTGATGGAACAACATTAGTTAAATCAATCTCTTTGACATGAACGCCAGGAGAAACTAGAAAAGACATTAATTGTACTCCTTATCTTTAAGAGTTGGAATTTGTTTTGTAAAGATATTTATAAAAAACAAAACTTACAAAAACTATTTTTATAAGTGTTATAACATATAAATAATATCATGGTAAATACACATTATGAAAAATATAAAGATACTATTAAAAAGGTAGCTCGTAGAAACTATCGTAAGAGAATCATACTATTAAATGAAAATCTTGCAGATAAGTCCTGTAAACACTGTGGAGAGAGTGAAACTGTGTGTTTAAAGTTCTATCCTCACGATGCAGAAATACGAAAAATAACTAAAAGAGTCGGTACTAATCCTAAAAGTAGAAGAGAAATATTTGATCTTATAGACAAAAGTATTATATTGTGTAGTAATTGTTGGATAAAAGTTGATAGTGATTTAATAGAGTTTATATAAAACTACCAATCTGAACCATAATCTCTTACTACTGCAGCCCACTTTGTACCATATTCATCTACCATATTTCCTATATTCTCATCTTCTAAACCATTTACCACGAAACCAAAAGGTGCCATATCCTGTTCTAATGCGTCCTGTTGTTCTCTCATCATTGTTTGTCTAACATCCATATCAGTTAACTCTTTAAAATATTGTTGGTCTACAGTCCAAGCAAATATAAAAAGACACGCAACTAAGTCATCATTGCATCCATCATCAGCTTCGTGTGACGAACCTTTGACTATAAATGTAGATAATTCATTAATAATTTCTAAATCTTCTACTAAAAGTTTATCATCCTCAATCAATTGTTTAAGATTAGAACATCCTATTTTCTTAACTGCCTTTGTTGTCCTAACACCTAGTTGTGCTTTACCCCCACTGAAACCTCCTCCTAGTACCTGTCCTGACCTTCCACGCATGGATGCCATGATTAAGTTATCATACTCTAAATCAAACTGCATAGTGTTTGCAACCTGTTCACCTATATCATTTACCTCTATAAGAACAAATGCTTGGTTATATGCACGAGCAACTTCATAAATTTTCGCTGGGAATAGAAGGGGTTTTATTTCGTTGTCTCTGTATTTTGCCACTACTCTATATGGCATCTGTGTAACATCAACTACAATAAATGCAGAATAGTCGTTCTTTGTTCCCCGTGAAACATCAGCAGTAATTACATATGTGTGTGCTTCTTGTGGAGGTATATGAATATCAAGACCAGCATTTGATTGTTTGGGTGATCTATAAGTTAATGTTTTAAGTTTTTGTGCAGATATAAGAGTATTAATAGAACCAAGAAACTCGCACTCAAACTCTGTTTGGAATTGTTGTAGTGAGGTATTTTTAATAGTTTGTTTTTTCCACTCCTCATCACGGCCTGGCACTTCACTCCAATGAACCTCAATAGGAACATATTCATTACGATCTTCCTCTGCATCTGTCCACAGTTTATAGAACATATTCATACCATGTGGAGTAGAAACGATCATCACCTTTGTTGTTTTTCCAGATGATATAGTAGGATAAACAGAACTAAAGAATTGTTCGGCTACGTTACTAGGAACGTAAGCAAACTCATCAAGGAAAATAATATTATAAGAACCGCCACGAACCGCACTGGCAGAAGTAGAAGATGCAAGAATCTTTGAACCATTTTCAAGTTCTAAACTCCCTTTGTTCCATGACATTACTCCTTGTTGTAACCATTTGGGTAAATGTTCATATGCAAGTTGTAGTCTTCCTAATAAGTCCCTTGCAGTTGCAGCCTTGTTTGCAAGAATAGCAACATTCACAGAATCATTGAATAAAACATAATGAAGTAAATAAGAAATGATAGTAGTCGATTTACCAGACTGTCTTGGAAGTTTACAGATAGTAAAACGATTACTATGAAACGTGCCTACCATTTCCTTTTGGAAATCATATAAATCAAAAGGAACAAGTCCCTCATCCAGAGAGACAATTTTTATATAGTTCTTAATAAAGTAAATAGGGTCTTTCATACATAACGAAAATTCTTCTACTTGTTCTTTTGTCCACTGTTGTTGTACATTAGCCTTTTTTAAATTAGGATTACCTAGATATACAGATTCACTCACTTTTCTTTCCTTTTATGAGTTTTTGTAATTCAGCAGTAGAACCCACAAACAATGCATTAGTAACATTCTTTGGTGCATTATCTGGGACTTCTTTAAGTCTCTTCATCTTCTCTTGTAAATCGCCTAATTTCTCTGTTACTTCTGCGACTTGTTTGATGAGGTTTCCAGCGACTTCGTATCCTCTTGGATGTTCTCCTTCTTTAGCAAGCTCGAGGATTCCATCAATTGCGGTACTCCCCTTCTCGACCAAAGTATAAAAAGTCTGTCTTTGATATTTGTAATCTGCTTCGATGTTAGCTTCGACTTCTGCAAGACCATCTTCCCCCAACAACTCTTCTGCACCTAACATGGGAGACTCATTAACTATAATCTCTTGTTTAGGATTATGTTCATAGTTCCAAGGTTCTTTTTGTAATTTATCTACGTCACTCACAATCCCAAGAGCCTTGTCTAATTCTTTGAGGGGATCAACCATTAATCTTGTTCTTTATCTGTACCCGTAACTGGATCAAAAACTTTTGCGTCTGTAAAAAATGAAGTTGTTTCATTAAATCCAAAATCATCATCTGCATCAGCATTAGCAGGTGTTGGTGAAACTGTAAATCTTTGTTCTCTACGTGGAGCAGTATCTTTAAGGTCAGTATATTGATCAACTTGAACTGTCTTAATAACCTTACTAGAAGTAACAGGGCCGTAAAGATAAAACTTTGCAGTAAAATCTAGTGTATATATTAATGCTCGTCTAGTTTCAAAGTCTCCCTGATAATTATCTTCATATCCTATACTATTTAATATTATAGGAATATCTCTTTTAATACCCATATCTGCCATATCATTAACTGTTAATGTGTAGTCTGGTTGAAAGTATGGAAGAATTTGTTCTACGATTTGTAGTGCATCGTCTGATTGTTTAGCCATAACATAAAGTTGTATACTTAAATTATATGGGACTGGCATAAACTGTGTATCAAGTTGATCTGATTTTGCACCTTTTACTTTTTTAAACTTCTGTACTCTATTGAGTTTTCTATTAGCATCGTAAGAAAGATTTTGTATTTCAAAACCAATTCGTGGTAGAGTAACAGCAACTGTCTTTGATAAATCAGCATCTTCATTTAATCTGGTCAACCACTTTTGTCTTGGGCCATATGCAAGTGGAACTTTCATAGATTGTTTTATATCACCATTATTGTCCTTACGAACTAATTGTATATTATTAAATGTTGTTCCAAAAGCGACAATAACTTTTCTTATTGTCTCATGGTAAAATTGTTGACCTAACATTACGAACTACTCCCTACATCCCCAAATGGATTTTTTTCACTAAAATCTAGTATTGTATCATCAGCAGATTCAAACAACTCATTTTGAGCATCCTTAACACCTGATGATGTTCCGTCACCTACTATATAGTCCTCTTGTATCAAGTATTCTTCATTACCACTATCAGAAGAGTTCTCAACAAGAAGAGAACCAGAAGATGTTGTCATTACACTATCTTCGTGTGCAACAAGTAAATCTGTTTCATTTTCATGTATGATACGACCATCTTCACTTTCTAACTGTACTGCATTGACACTAGCTGTATCTGATTCTAAAGTAAATTGATGATCAGAAGATGCTACACTAATAGCTTCAATTGCATCTATTTCATCTATACCAGTTGAAAGTTCCTCAGAACTATAATCGAATAGACGGCATCTTAACTTATATACAGGATTATTATCTAACTGAAAGAAAGGTTCATCGTGATCTACAAAGTTTACTTGAAACATTTTTTTAAGTATAGGATGATATATCGCATCACCTTCGTATGGACGATCTGAATCTGTAGCTGAAGTTTCTGATAGAATATAGAAATCACTACCTTCTAAATCTGTAGTTATTGTTGCAAGTGTTCCAGACTCTAATAAAATAGAACCACCCTCTGTACTGTCAGTACCAGACTCTATTGTTATTTGTTTTGTGAGTTCTTGAAATCTTAATTTATTTACAACAAAAGTTGCTTCACTTAGGTTCTGCAAACCAAACTGATCCATCAATTCTTTTTCACCAGCAAAACCACCATCAGCATTTTCCATATACATTTCTATCTTTGAAGAATCTCTAAAGACAGAAACAGAATCTTCACCTAAAATAGTGTCCTCTGCTACAAGAGTACGATCCATATAAAAGACATCGTGACCATGTATCTGAATTGCTTCAGCAACTAAATCTGAATATAAACTTTGTTCTGTAGAAATTGCAGCAACATTACTTGTATGAAAAAATGAATTTACAGCCATACTATTATCCTACCATATAACTAACTGGTAATTCAAATGCTAGTTGAATTTCATCTTCTAGTCTTTGTTGCTCCTCTATGGCTTGTGAGTAGATTGTTTCACCATTCATAGTAACACCACCTAACATTGCAACACCACTAAACTTAGAGAGATTTGCACCCCATTGTTTTTTAATGAGAGAAGTTGCATATCTTTTGAGATATATGTCATCGAATATATCAGTGTATGATGTTGGATCAACTTTACGATAACACTCTATGATAATATGTTCACTGTCAGCAACTATCTTATTTTCCCAATCCATATCTATATAAAGACGATTTTGGTGTTGATTGAAACGAATAGGAGTTTCACCTACAAGAATGTGTTCAAGAAAATCTAAATTCTGCATCTGTAACTGATAGTGCATAACTGAAGTTGAAGAGAAATCATAAAGATCATTTAGTCGTAGTTGATAACGAACATCAAAAAGACTTCCACCTCCACCAGTATCAGTTAACGGAAGAACTCTTAAAATAGAAACA